AATCTCGCCAACAGTCATGTTGTCTTTTTCTACTCTTTCTGAAGTAATAGAAGCACCAACGTAGTAATGAGGATCATAAGGACGGTGATAGTAAGCATCTGCACTACCACGATCCTGAGGTGAACCATGACGTGGAAGTTTATTACCTTTTACAATTACATCTAAATCATACTTTTCCATTACACTAACTCCAACTCGAATTGACGTTCCATGAATGCTTCTGCTTCTGCTTTGCGTTCAACCCACTTGTTAATGATTGCTTCGAAACCTGGGCTATCTGTGCCAAAGGTTTCAATTGATTCAAGGTCTTCTACAATTTCAAAAAGATCATTCATTTTAGTTCCTTCCGATTCTCTTTATACTACTAATATAATATATTTCGGATGAAATGTAAACCCCTAAAATGCATTTTATGTAAAAAAAAGAGGTCACCTAAGTGACCCCTAATATTATTTTAGATCATCGTGTTGATCTTGTATAACATATTCAATTGTTTTCCCCTGTATTCGCCTATCTTTTTCAACAGATTTAATCTTACTGTCTCTATTAATTGATAGTTTTTTATTGCGATCTTTCTTTTTATTCTTAGGGTCAAACCTACTAAATTTGGCCATTTTAGTCCTCTAATAGTTTTCCAAATGTTGCTGGACCAGCCACACCATCGGCTGTTAAACCGTTAGCTGCTTGCCACTCTTTCAATGCTCTTTCAGTCCCTGGACCGAACACTCCATCAGCTCCGATACCAAGCGCTTCTTGCATAATTTTAACACCTTCTCCACGAGAACCTTTACGCAATACACCAATATCATCAATGATTTCTTCAATATCGTCATCGTCATCGTCAGCTACCATTTCAGCAGACATGCCCAAAACTTCCATGGCATTTGTATATCGTTCTTGTCTGTCTTCAAGCCCAATTTTACCACCATTGATTTTCTTGGTCATTTTAACTACATTATCAGTATCGGCAATATCGTTTAGATTATTAGCATCCCAGAACCAACATGCTGACTCAACAGCACCCTTTTCTGTTGCTACATATTCAGCTGCTTCTTCTGCAGACATATCTACAGATTTGCCAAATCGTGTATAGTTTTCACGACCAGTAAGCTGTTTTAGCCCACGACCTCTAAACAGCCAACCATCGCCTTCTTCTGTATTGCCCATTTTATATTTACGGAATTCGTCCATATAAACATAATTAGCAATCATCTCTGGTTGACGATGATATTCATCTGCATCTCTCTTAGGTGCATCACCAAAGTAACGACCAAAGACAGCACGTAATGCTTTTGCAGAATAGTTTAAATTTTCTTCAAGTCGTTTAAAGTTACCGCTTTCGTGAGCACATTGACTCAAGAAATGGGCAACTCTCCGCTCTGTAGTAATACCATACCTCGGTAAAATATCACACAAAGCTTCATACCAATCTCCTACTTTATTATTACCTGGAATAATTTTAGCAAGATGGTCTTCAGTGAAGTCAAAATCAAATGACATTTTCTCCATAGCCTCCTATAGTGTTTTCTATTTCTGTTGCAAAATTTTCGTAAGTTCCAATCACTTTATCATACCAAATTATTTGTGGCACAGTTTTTGCTCCTGGGAATTTTTCAACAAATTCTTCAAGATATTCAATTTGTGACACGTTCTTATATTCATATTCTAATTGGTAATCAATACAGAGTTGCTTTGCTTTTTCACAAAATGAGCAATTACTTTTACCGTATATGATTACCATAGTTTTTATTCCTCTTTCCATATTGTCCAAGCTCCATATGCAATTGCTAAACCAGCAGCAATCTTTGCAAGAGGAGCCAAGAATAAGACAAGAAGACCTAAACCGACAAGAGCAATACCATCCCAGCTCGTTCTTTCAGATAATCTGTTTTTAATCCAGTTTGTCATTTTTCTGTTTCTCCATTAATTTTTTCCATTCGATTTCAAATTCTTCATCATAATCATAAAGAGGCGCACCATCGGCTCCATCACGAAATAATCTTCTAAAGTATCCATCCGCCGAGGCAAGAACAGTGGACTCGGTTGATCTAAGATGACCTTTTACCATATAGAACATTCGCCAAGCTTCTTTATTCTTTTCATCGGGCATAATTTATCCAATATTCATCATCTCTTTAGTCATTATATAATCTCTAACAAGGTCTGATCTTACAATATCTTCCCAACCAAAGTTAACAACTCTAAAGAATCTCATCTGCTCTACAATACTTATAAACTTTATAATCCCATCTTTATCATCATTATATTTAAAATCAGACTGTAGATAATCACCACAAAAGATAATTTTACAATCATTGCCAACACGTGTAATTACAGAATCAAGTTCATGAAAGTTTAAGTTTTGCATTTCATCCACTACTATAATAGTCTGATCAAATGTAGCACCACGAATATATGAAGTTGTTTCAAATGTTAATTTATTTGCAGTAGTTAATTTACCATAAGCACCTTTATAGCCAAATATTTCATCACAGATACTTTTATATGGTACTTTATACGGATCTTCCTTTTCTTCCTTCGTTCCGGGTAGATGACCAGCATCACGAGTAGGAACCATTGACCTCATAATCATAATGCGTCTATATAAATCTGGTTTATCTAACATCTCCCTAAAAGCATTATATAATGCAATAAATGTTTTACCAGTACCTGCACTACCAGTTAGTATTAAGTTATACCCTTTATCCCAAGACTCAAATGCTTTCTTTTGATTATCGGTAATAGGTTCAATTTTTTCAAGTTCATCAAGTGAAACAGTTAACGAATTATTCTTTTTCATTTTCTAATAGTATTACCTTTAGATGATCCTTTTTTTACCCTACTTAAAACATCTTTAAATCCGTCAGGTACTTTACTATGTAAATTACCAATGCCAGATACTATTTTAGGAGCTGTTATAACTTGAGTAAGATTTTTATCATCTTCTAACATTTTCTGTAGATCAGACCATTGACAAAATACTTCAAATTGTTCTTCTGTTTCTTTATTTTTTAGAACGTAAGTTGGCATAATTTTTCCACCATTCCCAATTTTCTTCAACATTATATCTATACATTAAACACCACCTCTTTGACATATCTGACCAGCGATGCACTTGTTGATTACCTTTTGGTGATTCCATTAGTCTTAGTTTCATACCTTTACCCCAAGATATTTCTTCAATACATTTTAAATTATGCTGCAACATTATGTTTAAACCATTCTGGAATATCACGTTTTGACCAAACCATTTTAAATCGGTCTTGTTTTGTTTGATAGTATTCTTGATATGAACGAACAGGTTCGTCTTTATGAATACACTGTGGTTCATGTTGCATAGCAAGAGCAAAGGGAGTAAGCCCTTTATGATAATTTAAGTTTTTAGGCGGAATTGATAAGATTTCTTCAAGCTTAGTTTGAGTGCTATGTGTTTTATTATAGCGATATTGATATTCAATACATAGTGCATGAAAATGGTCATAATGCCATGCATAGTTTGCTATTGACTGCATGGTCCACACTGTGCACGGATGGCCATGGTGAACAGCTTTATATAAAGTATTTTCCATGTGTGTATCTGGATGGACCCAGTAGTTTATCATTCTCTTACCAGATTTTGATGGACGTTTCTCTACATAACCATCCAACATTCTATGAGCAGTGGATAGCATTTGAGCAGATTCAACTATCATTTTAACAACATGTTTATCACATTGTAGTTGAGCTGATTTGATAGGATCACTATCAAGTACAAAAATATTCATTGGTAACTCCAAATAAGATTATATGACTATAATACTATATTTTGAATGATTTGTAAACAACTAAGTTTACAAATTTAAATTAGGCAGCCACCTCCATGACCGACGATATGTGATTGTCTAAAAACTTTTTCTTTGCTTCTATTTTTTTCACGAGTTCTGTCTCCCCTTCTTCAAGTAACATTCCAGCAAATGTATCTAGTGCTTCGGAATCTTTAAGCAATCTCTGTAATTGATGATCAGACATTATTATCTCCTTTAGAAAAGTAAAAGCTGGCCAACCCTTAAAAGGGAGACCAGCCACAAAGTTTTTAGATTTATTTGAATTCATTATCAACCTTTTTGTATTAAACCTGGATAAGCCTCCTGTACTACTGCTTTTGATATACCTTTTATAGATTTTTTACTAACCATGTTTATTACAATCTCTGCATCTAATGGGTGAATTGATTCTAGTAATCTGATGTAAATATTTTCACGTTTAGCTTTAAGCACCTTCCTAGAATCTGGTGAATCAACAAGATACCTGAACTGAGTATTTTGCCTAATAAGATTGGATGGTGTACTTTCTTCTTTATTAGGAGTATATGGTGGTGTTCCTTCAGGAACCAACCATTGAACGGCATCATCATATGTGCCTCTAAGAATATCTTTTAAAGCCCAAGATTCATTCTGTTTTAAACATTCAACTTTTTCAGCCTTGGATCTTTTCTTTCCGGCTTCCACAATTACTTCATGAATTAATTTTGCCATTCTAAATAAACTCCCGTACATTCTCTAGCAATAATTTACATCTTTTTTGAACAAGAAAGGGAAAAACTTTACCTTTGTTTTTATACTGATCTTGCTCCACAAAAGTATTTATAATCTCTTGTTTTATACTTTCAGGACATTCTGAACTTTCTGTTAAATCAATCATTTTTTTATTGCGCAAATAATTTCTATAAACGTCTTCACCTAAAGCTTTAGGGTCTTCAAGTAAAGCTTCTTTCTTTTTCTTTGACAGAACATTTTGTCGGCGGCCTTCAACTAAACATTTATCGTCAGATAGTACATTAGGCACTCCATCACCACCATCACCTTTTAAGATGTGTTCTGCAAGAAACAGTCTAGGATTAGGTTCATCTACAAATTTCTTTGTAATATTAGAATATTGTCTTACATTATTATATTTCTGAAGTTGTTTAAAATCTTTATCTGCTGATACAATCATGACTTCCTCATGATTACCAAATTCTTGTGTCCATTTTACGAGTTCGGCAATAGCATCATCTGCTTCACAACCCCATTGGTGGATAACTTTATAAGGAAATTATCTCTAAGTTCATCACGAACCATTCCAATAATACGAAAGGCTTCTTCCCAATTAATCTTAGACTCTTCACGATTCTTAGATCGATTAGCTTTATATTCAGGATATACGTCTTTACGCCAGTTGCCACCGCCGTCTGCAACAATAACTATTTCGCCATATTTATCTTTAAATTTATTTCTATACATTCTAATAGAATTTAGAATCATATGGCGAATTAAGTTTTCATCTACGCCGGCGTGTCCCATCATAATAGGAGCAATAGAAACACCGGAGTAATCAATAATAATCATAATATATTCCTCTTTATAACTAAAACCATTATACTATATTTTTTAAGAAAAGTAAACAATTATAGTGAAACTATTTTTGAGTGTGATAATTGAAGTTGGTCTGTTAACTCTTGAATATAATCCAAATTATTAGAAGAAAATGTAACAAGATGATTATTTTCTAAAGCTTTAAATTTTAAAAGAGTGCATCCATGTTCTTCTGCAAATTGTTTAATCTCTGATTTACTTGAAGTATGTGTAATATCTGCTGTAAGACTGTAAATCATTTTAGTTCTTTCCGATTCTTTTTACACTACTAATATAATATATTTTAAATCAAATGTAAACCCCTAATGTTTATGATCTTCAATTCTATCACTTAATTTTTTATCAAGCCCTTGATTAGTAATATCTATATGTAAATATAAATCCTCAACAGAAGTATCTAATTCATCAACCCAACCTTCAACAACATTAAAACTATTTTGTACTTTTTCTTCAAACTCTGTCATTTGATTTGCAAAAGTATTATTGATTAGTTCATCTTGTTTACTTACGTGTTGACCTAAATTATCAATACGATTATGTGTTTCAAGTATTGCTTCTAATGTTTTATCGTTTAGTTCTGTAATATCTTTTTGTAGCTGTTTTACGTCATTAAGCAATGTTACTTCTTTTTCAATTTCACTCTTAGCTGTAAGTTCTGCAACTTCACCTTTAAGTGTCTCAATAGTTTGAGCTTGTTGTGCTGTCCACCAAACAAATGCACTTACTTGTAGTACAATTGCTATAACAACACCTATTCCAAATTTAGCATTCATAATTAGTCTCCTATGAAACTTCGTCTATTTGTTCTTGTGTTACAATACCTTCTGATATAAGACGTTCTCTATTTTTCATATGTTGTGCTTGGACCTCTTCCTTTGATCCACCAAAATATGGAACACAATGTCCTTCATCAATCATTACTTCGGTAGCCATTCTTCCGTCTTCTGTTACAAAGTCTCCAAGAACCCTACCAAACTTGCCTTTCATATCCTCACCATCTTTATTAATTTGTGTTTTTAGAACGGCGGTTTCACCTAGTAATGATTCAAGTCTATGTTTACTTGCTTTACCGAAAAGCTTTTCTACTTTATCCCTAGTACGTGATTCTGGAGTATCAATACCCATAATACGAACTCTTTCATCCGATAATACTATTCCAAAACCTAAATCAATATCAACATCTACCGTATCTCCGTCGACCACTCTTAGTACTTTGCATTTATATTCATACATTTGCTATTCCTTTAACGTGTTTAGAATGAATTTTTCCTCCTATAAACTCATTATAATATTCATCGCTAAATAGCACTTCACGGTCAATCTGCTCTTTCATTTCAAAGTAAGACATTTCACCTTTACTTTTGCAGAGTCGGAGTATTTCTCTTTTAAATCTTTCTGATCCATGATTTTCAACAAGAAGTTTTACCTCTTCATTAGATCCATGGTAATCTCTCCAATCGGATTCTTTCTTAACAATTCTATTTCTAGTTTTACCCTTTAGCGGCTTTAGTTTTCTTCTTGACCAAAACCCTTTTTTACCTTTATATTTTTTATTATTGCTTAAATCTGTTATACAATAAACAAACCCAACCAAGTTATCAAAATCAAACTCAGCTGGGTTAAATTCGTTACCATTAAAAATCCACATAATATTACTTAACCCTAGTTGTAAGTAATACTATTTAGTAAAATTTAATCTAATTCTTCCTCTTCATCTAAGAAGTTTGGTATGGCTATATTACCACACATAGGACAAAATTCTGGTTCTGGAGAAGAATTTTCTACTGTTATCTGAGACTGCTCGTCACAAATTTCGCACTCAATGTAATAATATTTCATTTATTGTTATCCTTCACATGCATCACAGTTCATAATATCACGTACCAGTTCTTGGGCTGGATTAGCACTACGTTGATAATAGAAAGTTTTAACACCTAATTTCCATCCTTCAATAAGTAAAGCATTTACATCTTTAGCTGGAACATCTGGGTGAATTAGAATATTTAAACTCTGTGACTGATCTATGTATTTCTGTCTAGCACCAGCTTGTTGAACAATAGATAGTGGGGTAATTTCACTAAATGTTTTAAATACATCCTTTTCGTTTTGTGTTAAAAATTCAAGATGTTGTACTGATCCACCATGTTTTAGAATATCGACCCATGTTTTTTCATCATCTTTACCATGTGCAGCTAAACAATCTTTTAAATATGGATTACGATAGGTAAATTTACCTTTTGCTAAATCTTTTGTAAAGTAATTAGATGCTAAAGGTTCAATAGATGGTGATACTTGACCAAGGATAAAGGATGATGATGTAGTTGGAGCAACTGCTGTTCTTGTTAGATTTCTCTCTCCTGTTTCTAACATACCTTCTGGTTCACCATACTCTATAGCTAATTCTTTAGATGCTTCAAGAGAACGATCATCAATAAACTTACTAATTTTTACTGATAGTAGATGTGCATCAAATGATTCAAATGCAATCATTTTAGATTGAAGATATGAATGCCAACCA